CCCCTACCTTGACTGGTACTATTGGAAGAGTGCTCCTTATATTTGGGAGGGGGTATTAATTAAAACCCAAACAAGTCATTATGGTGTGGATCCATCTACAATCTATAAGAGTTATACGGGAACAAATAAGATCATTATTGATACCCAGCAAACCTTGACTATGCAAGACTATAAGTATAGTATTTATAGTAATATTCAATGGAAGCAAGATACCTATACTGCCCTTTAATATGGTATACTTATGGTTATGAATATGGAAAATCCAAAGAAAAAGCGTAAAGCATTACCTAAAATGAAAGGGCAAGTGGGAGAATCCCGTGCCAAGATTATTGAAAAACACTATGACTGGGGCCTTTACGTTTATAAAAAGGCTAGTGGAAAATGGTTTACAGATGGAAATGGTTCCGTTCTAAATATTGAATCCATGAAGGGTGATATTCTTCAAATCTCAAAACTTAAAGAAGCAGCAAAATATTATGGGGATGAGGGAGATGGCGAATGCATTTTCGTCCCAGGATTAACTAGAATTTCAGAAGAAGAATACTCTGAGCAAAAGCAAAGATTGTCTGAAGGTCTGATTCCTTCTCTTAATGACTTGGGTGCAGTTCAAGCAGCAAAAGATACTATTGCTCTTTATGGAAGTGACGACTAATGGCAGAAGATCGATCAGAGTATATCAGAGTCAAAACAGATGTTGCCATTCCTGAAGACGATACCTTTCAGAAACAAGATCCATTTAATAAAACATGGGATGAATTAAAAGAATTAACTGGTTTAGATAATAATTTTAAGCGCAGAACATCAAGGGTAATTAAAGCAGATTCTGTAGAAGTGAGTAAAGTAGATGCATCTCAAAGATATATAGATTCTGCTCGTGCAGTTAATACAGGTATTGATGGAGCAGCGTCTAAAGAGATTAATCCAGGTCTTATTTATAGAAATGGTTATGGACTGTTTGATGTTATTACTCCACCATGGAACCTATACGAACTAGCAAACTATTATGATACATCATTTGCAAACCATGCTGCTATTGATGCAAAAGTAGAAAATATTGTTGGACTTGGGTATGATTTTAAAATCACTCCAAGAACAATGTTAAAACTAGAAGGTGCTGAAGCAAAGACTGCTGAAAATGCTCGCAAAAGAATTGAACGAGCAAAGATTGAATTGCGTGACTGGCTAGAATCATTAAATAATGACGATTCATTTACTCTTACTATGGAAAAAGTTTATACCGATCTTCAGGCTACTGGTAATGGGTACATTGAAATTGGAAGAACAACAAGCGGAGACATTGGTTATGTTGGTCATATCCCAGCAACAACAGTTCGTGTTCGCAGATTAAGAGATGGGTTTGTTCAGGTTATTGCAAACAAAGTAGTTTATTTCCGTAATTATGGAGCAACAAATCCTAATCCACTAGGAACAGATCCACGACCAAATGAAATTATTCACTTTAAAGAATACTCACCTCTAAATACATTTTATGGAGTACCTGATATTCTTTCAGCCATTAACTCTCTTTATGGAGACTCACTTGCTTCACAATATAATATTGATTTCTTTAGTAACAAGGCTGTACCACGATATGTTGTAACACTAAAAGGTGCCAAGTTATCCACTGAGGCTGAAGATAAAATGTTTAGATTTTTGCAGACTGGACTTAAAGGACAGAATCATAGAACTCTTTATATTCCGCTTCCAGCAGATTCTGAAACAAATAAAGTTGAGTTTAAAATGGAGCCAATTGAGAATGGAATCCAAGAAGGATCTTTTAAAGAATATCGTAAACAAAACCGTGATGATATTCTTGTTGCACATCAAGTACCATTATCAAAACTTGGTGGATCAGATTCTTCAGGAATCGCAGCAGCACTTGCTCAAGATAGAACATTTAAAGAGCAGGTTGCACGACCAGCCCAACGTAATCTTGAAAAAATGATCAACAAAATCATCAAAGAAAAAACAGATATTGTTGATTTCAAGTTTAATGAATTAACTCTAACAGATGAGATTGCACAATCTCAAATTCTAGAACGCTACATCAATACTCAAATCATGGTTCCAAATGAAGCGAGAGAAGTACTAGGTTTACCACAAAGAGACGGAGGCAATGAGCCTTTCCAACCTAAGCCAGACACAGCATCAGGCGATGCATCAAATCAGGCAAGGGATCGGCAAAGAATGAATAACCAATCTGATGGACCTGCAACAGTTAGTGGCAGAAATCCAAAGGGTGAGGGAAGAGCATCCCAATAGTTATCCACACTTTTATCCACAGTTTTTAAGTAATGTGTAAAAAAGGCTCTATAATATACTTGTGACTAATATATCAAAGGCCCATTGGAATTCAGATGGGGAAAATTTACGTCTTTCTATGCCTTTCAATAAGGTCGATGCAGAGCGACGAACTGTTTCAGGTTTTGCTTCATTAGATAACCTAGATAAGCAAATGGATATTGTTACATCAGAAGCATCAATGGATGCATTTGCCAGATTCCGTGGGAACATTAGAGAAATGCATACACCATCAGCAGTAGGTAAAATGGTATCGTTTAAGGAAGATAAGTACTTCGATCCAGAATCAAAGAAATTTTATAAAGGTGTTTTTGTTTCAGCATATGTTTCAAAAGGCGCACAGGATACTTGGGAGAAAGTTCTTGATGGAACTCTTTCAGGTTTTTCAATCGGCGGAAGAATGAATAAGTGGGATGATGCATATGATGAGAAGTCAGATTCACAAATTAGAATTATTAAAGAGTATGATCTGGTAGAATTAAGTCTAGTAGATTCACCAGCAAATCAATTTGCAAATATTGTATCTATTGAAAAAGTAGATGGAGTGGACATCGTTAAAGGTGACGAAACAGTCTTAGAAAATGTATTTTATGACAAGCAATCAGGCATTGTCATGGTATCAGAAAATGAATCAGAAGTAAGCCCAACTACTGGTGAAGCAATGCAGAATATAGGGTTCGTTGAAAAAACGGATAATGAAAAACTAAATATGATAAAATTCTTAGTGGATAGTGCTAAAGGCATTAATACTTCTAAGATTAACAAGGAGGAAAACCTTATGGCAAAAGCAACAAAAAATACAGTAGAAGAAATTATTACAAAGACTGATACTGTCGTTGAAAATGTAGAGGTCGCTCCAGAGGCAGATGCGATTGCAAGCGCAGTCGAAACAGTAGCAGCAGAATCTGAAACAGAAAAGGCAGCAATGCCAAAGACTGATGAAGAAAATGCTGCAGAGGATGCAAAAGATTCAACAGAAAAGGCAGCAAAGCCAATGACTGATGAAGAGACAGCAGCCGAAGATGCAGCAGAGCCTGCAGATGCTGAAGCGACTGAGGCTAAAAAGCCAGTTGCATCTAAGTCAGATGAAGTAATTGCAGAAGCAGTTACAGAAATTAATGACGGTCTTGAAAAAGCCTTTAGCGATCTAGTAGAAACAGTTAAGTCATTGCAGGCAGAAGTAGAAATGCTTAAGTCTTCAAAGGTAGACATTGACACAGCAAAAAGTTCTTTCGAAGCAGTTGCAAAAGATATTGCATCAGCAAAGAGTGAATTCAATAAGTTTGGTAAGCGAGTGGAACTTGTAGAGCAAGACACTGCTTTCCGAAAGTCTGGCGATCTCGGCGAGATTGTACAGGATCAACCTGAAATGGTTGAAAAATCCCTATGGGGCGGTAGTTTCCTCAAAACAGCCGATTTATTTTAAAACAATAAAAATCACTAGGAGGTGACAATATGTCGGAACAAGAAATAATCAAGAACCAACCAGGTACCACAGGTACAGGGCACATTGGCGGAACTGAGCCAGGACTCTATCAGGGTCAAGGAGCATTTGCGTCAGGTTCAGAAGCAGGAGTTAACGTACCAGGTAACTACACTAATGGTGGAGTACTAGGTAATATCCCTGCATCACTAAGCGGTCTAACAGATGGACCAAATGCAGTAAATCCTTCAGGTGAGGCTGGAAGCGGAATTCTTCGCCCAGAGCAGGCACGTCGTTTTATTGACTACGTGTGGGATGCTACAATCCTCGCCCAAGATGGTCGTCGTGTTACTATGAGAGCCAATACAATGGAACTCGAAAAGGTAAACGTCGGAGAGCGTGTTATCCGTGCTGCTGCACAAGCACTCGGAGATTACACAAACGCAGGAGCAACTTTCTCAAAGGTTGAATTGACTACTAAGAAGATTCGTCTTGACTGGGAAGTTTCTGCAGAAGCACTAGAAGATAATATCGAAGGTGCAGCACTAGAAGATCACATCGTTCGTCTTATGACAAACGCATTTGGTAATGACATCGAAGATCTTGCGATCAACGGTGATGGATCAACAGGAAACTTCTTGTCAATCATGGATGGTTTCGTCCACCGTGCAAAGACAGAAGGAGATGCTCATGAGTCAGTTGTAACAGTCGCTAATAACGCTTGGACAACAGATGTAATGCAGAACATCATTCTTGCAATGCCACGTAAGTATCGTGCCATCAAGCAGAACCTAAAGTTCTATGCTGGTACAGATGCATTCCAGGGAATCGTTAAGAATAACGGTACTCTAGCAGACGCAGTTGCTGAAGCATTTGCTTCACAAGCAGGCGGTACTCCAATGAATCGTCAAGCATACCTTGATGGTGGAGCACAGACATTCGGTGGAGCACGTACAACTCGTGTTCTCGGAATTGATGTACAAGAAGTTCCTTATTACCCTGCAGGTTATGTTGATTTGACATTCCCACAGAACCGTGTATGGGGCTTCCAGCGTGATATCACTGTTAACCGTGAATACCGTCCAAAGAAGGATACTGTAGAATATACAGTATTTGTTCGTTTCGGTATCCAATGGGAAGAGCAAGATGCTATCGCATTCGCTGACGCTGCTTCAGATTCATAATCTGTAAACAGTAAATTTTAGGGGGAGTGGGAGTTAATTCTCCTACTCCCCTTATTAACTTATAATGATATAATACTATTAAGGAGGAATACAATGTCAGATTTTATGTTTAAACCAAAAGCAGAAGAAGCAGTAGTTGAAACTCCAGTTGTTGAAGAAGCGCCAGTCGTTGAAGCACCAGTTGTTGAAGAAGTACTAGCAGAACCTGTAAAAGAAGAAGCACCTACAGAAGAAGTAAAGCCAGAAGAGGCTAAGCCAGTAGATGCAATTACAGCACCAAGATATTCAGGAAGACCTGAAGTACAAGCAGTTGGTCCAGTTAATGGAGCAATTGGAGTAACAAGTGTTCCAGTAGAAGAAAAGCCAGCACCTTCAAAGAAGAAGGATTCTAAGAAAGAAACTGTTGCTCTTCGTTCAACTAAGAATGTTACTTGGGCAGGAGTAGGTAAAGTTTATAATGGCATCAATATCGTTGATAAAGATGAAGCAGATAAATGGTTAACTCGCTCACATGTCACACTTGCAACACCAGAAGAAGTCGCTAAGGAATTTGGTCTATAAGCGATGGAGGTTTTGAGAGTTCCGCCTTATCCAATTAGTACAACATGGACACTACCTATACCAAATTATGAGTATATCCTATATGTTGAGGATTTGGTGGATCACTCAGTAGAAGAAACTCATGTTTTTTCAGATGCCAATGGAATTGTAGATTATGAATTACCATTAGCAAAAGTACAGTATGACAGAAAGTTTTTTGTTAAATTTTATGATACAGAACATATT